AGTTCTTGCCGCTAGGAAGACTGTAGTTGATATGGAGACTGAAGAAGCTGAAGAGGAATTAGTTCCTGTTGCAGCTGCACCAGTTCAAGAGGAGATCAAACCGAAACAAAGTACTACGGATGATGAGTCCGATACTCTGAGTTTCTTTGCTAATCTCGCTGAGAATGATTAAAATAAAAAGGGGGTCTCACGACCCCCTTTTTTTAGCTAACTGGTTCTGATTGTCTCCAACCTTCATTAGTTATTTTATATTCTGTATCGTATTCAAGAAGTTCTTCTATTTCAGATTCCATCATTGATATACTAGATGGTTGAGGTATCCAGATCTCTCTTTTCAAATCATTTAATTGATGTTCATATTCTCTGTTAGTTGTTGGATATAAATCAGATCCAGTTAAAGTTCTTTCTGTTACAGCACTATCACTCCGTGAGTATGCATACTTCCAAGACCATGTTGGTGTATAACTAGAAGCATTTTGTGCAGTTGTATTTGAAAATACTTCTATTATAATACCAGATTCTAAAACTATATTTCCATAAGAATCTTTAACTTCTTTAGTTTCCCAGTGTCTTATCTTGTCAGCTAGATTTCCATATCTATCTTCTATAATTTTATCTAGTTCGTAGTCATCAAAAGGCCATTGTGTTTGAGTGTTAGTGATATTGTTTAGTAATAATATAGTCCAATAGTGTTCTGTGTCTCCAAGAAGATCGTAAGCAATTTGGTCTGGAGTTTGTCCACTTTTTATTGTGTACTTTGTCGCAGAAGAAAATATAGAATTGATACTATCTCTTGCTCTAACTTTTCTGAATAAGTTTTTAGATAGTTTAAACTTACCAGCTTCAAAGAAGTCTGGGTATAAAAAATTTGGTGTAGATTCAAAAAACATTTTAGTACCCCGCTCCTACATCTGAACTCTTGATGATTTCTGTTTCACCGAATCCTACAGTAAGTTGTATAGCAACTGGTGCTGGTTGATTACTTCCATCTATGTGAGTTGCCCATACATTATCTGGTGTATAATTTACATCTATATTAGTACAGATACATTTTTTTATTTTAGGAAGAGATGATATTTCACTACCATCACCACCTTGTTTCCATCTTAAGTTGAATAGGTTTGGTACAGTTAACCATCTGTCTGTAGCACCTGCTCCAAAACCTTCTCCTCCTAAAGTATCAATAAAATTACCACCTCTACCAACTTTACCAAAAGTTTCACTGGTGTCTGGTAATGCAGCTCTTCTTAGGTATCTAATTATTCTTTTTATTGAATTTTGTTCTGATCTATTTCTAGGAACTAATTTCCAAGTGAAAGTAAAATCTCTAAGATTTATTCCACTGAATACTTGTTCTGTATATGGGTTAGCTATTTTACCATTGATGTTTTGTGTTACTGCATTTGGATCAGCACCCAATTTTGATATCATACTTTTTATTAATCCTACCTTACCAACTCTGGCAAATGTTTGAATACTATCTGTAATAGCTGCACTATCACCACCACCAATTTGTTGTGCAACTTCAGGAGCAAACCTTCCAAGTATTCCGATGTCCTTTCCTTCCCACTTTGGGCCATCTTTATACTGGATATCATCTGGTACAGGAAGTAAAACTGTATCATCTATACTTGATCTATAAGACGTAAAACTTTCTACTCTGTTACTACCAGTACCAGTAAAAGTTTGACCAGTTCCCCTACTACCTGATGCCCTTACAACAGATCTAGAATTAGCTGCTCTTCCTTGACCTCTTACTTTCTGTGCTGAAAATGTTTCTACATCTATTTGTAAATGATCATAAGCATTAACTAAATTATCAGGCCACATTTTCTGGCCTCTATCACTACTGGATCTATTATTAATTACTCTTAACACCATTGGAGATAAATAATTTATTATATTCCTCTAAGTATTTATGAAGACTTTGAAAGGAAAATATATTCCTGTAAATATTGCCAAGTATAGAGGTGACTATCGGAATATTATTTATAGATCTTCATGGGAATTAAAGTTCATGAAGTACTGTGACATGAGTCCTAGTATCATGGAATGGGGAAGCGAAGAGATTGCCATACCTTACAGATCACCATTAGATGGTAGAGTTCATAGGTACTTTCCTGATTTTTATATTAAAGTTAGACAAAGTACTGGTAAGATTCAGAAGTATATTGTTGAAGTTAAACCAAAACGGCAAACAAAACAACCAAAGGTTCAACGAAAGATGACTAGGAAATATATCTATGAGGTGACTGAGTATGCAAAGAATCAATCTAAATGGGAAGCAGCAAGACAATATTGTGATGATAGAAATTATAAATTTATGTTAATCACAGAGAAAGAGCTTAAAGTATGAGTATATTTTCAGAAATAAAAGAAGCAGCTGGTGACGAACCAAGATCTTATTCTTGGTATAGGAATAATGTCAGAATGTATTTTCAAAAGACAGATCTTTATACTGAGATGACTAACTTGGAAGAAAGTATGATTCCTGTTCCAGGCCAGTTGTATCTCTTTGAATATAAGGCAACTTATGCTCGCAAGTTAAAATATTATGATGAGTTTCCTTTAGTCTATGCATTAGGTACGGGAACAAAATTCTTAGGAGCTAATTTACATTACCTTAGACATACACGTAGGATGCAAACTGTTTTGAAATTACAGGAAGGTATATTAGATATACCAAAACAGTGTTATCATAATTATGTGTTAGAAGGTTTAGAAACTCCCCTATATAGAATAAATAGTGAGGACTATCTAACTTCTGTATTTCTCCCTGTAGAAAATTTTGTTACGAGAAGAAGAGGATTGTACCAACAGTATAGTAAATCAGCCGTCTGGGGAGAGACATCACAATGAGGATATCAGATTTAGAAATTCAGATGAGTAATCTGAAGGAGTTTAGGTCAAATATATGGAAGTATGGATTTAGTGCTAACAATCTCTATGATGTAATCATAGAGATACCAACGGGTGGTGCATTATATAAAGAGTTACAGTCTAATAATATTGCAATTCCTGATGGGTTTCTAAAAAATAATTTGAGATTATATTGTGATGAAGCATCTATGCCAGGTGTACAGATGTCTACTGGTGAGTATCGAGTAACTAATAGTCCTCAGTTGAAGTATGTATATGGAACAGTTTTTAGTGAGTTAAGTCTTTCATTTCTTATGGATGCTGAGAATATAATTAAAGGTCTTTTTGATATATGGACTAACTGGATGTATGGATATAGTGCTGGAACATCTGGTTGGAGTGCTACTAATAGATTTAGAGCTAATTATAGAGATGATTATGCTGTTGATATTATTATAGTTAAGTACGAGAAACCAGTATTTGGTAAGGGTGATACATTCTTTAAAGGTTCTAGACGGATGAAAAGAGAAGCGAAGAATACTATACTACCAGATTTAAATGATTCAAGTAAGAGTAAGTTCTTCCAACCAGTTCCCGTACATGCAACTAGAATATTTAATGCTTTTCCTGCCAATATAGCTTCAATACCATTAGCATATGGTGAGACATCTTTGAATAAATTTTCAGTTGGGTTTGAATATGAAAGTTATACTACTACTGCTATTAATGATGGTAAAATCCGAGGTGTTAAAGATAGTGTTAATGGAGGATTTGATTTAGATCTTGGAGATCTTTTTGGAAATCTTTTCGGAGGTCTTTTTGCCTGATAAATACCATTAGTTATTATACGTCGTTATGCCTTTACCAAAGCTTGCCACGCCAACGTATGAGTTGGAAGTTCCTTCTACTGGAAAGAAAATAAAGTACAGACCATTCCTTGTTAAAGAAGAAAAGATTCTTCTACTTGCTATGGAAACTGAAGATGAAACCCAGATGGCAAATGCCGTTAAGGTTATCTTAGGTAATTGTATTCAGTCTCCAAGATTTAAAATAGATAGTCTTTCTTTATTTGATATTGAATATATCTTTTTAAATATCAGAGGTAAGTCTGTTGGTGAATCTATAGAATTAAATGTGACATGTCCAGATGATGAAGAGACAGTTGTTAAAGTTGAGGTTGATATTGATGATATCAAGATTCAAAAAACAAAAGGTCATTCTAATATAGTTAAACTGACTGATACTGTTTCTGTAGTGATGAAGTATCCAAGTATGGATCTTTTTATTAAACAAAATTTGAAGAATGATACATCACAAGTCGATGATGTATTTGAGATTGCTTCTTTATGTATAGACCAAGTTATAGATGGTGAAGATGTATTTGAATCATCTAGTTTCTCTAAGAAAGAAGTGTTGGCTTTCCTAGAAGAAATGGATACACAACAGTTCCTTAAGGTTCAAGAATTTTTTGAAACTATGCCAAAACTTTCTCATACTATTAAGGTAACGAATCCAAAGACAAAGGTTAAGAGTGACGTAGTTATTGAGGGTCTACAAAGTTTTTTCGCTTAGCCCTATCCCATGAAAGTCTAGAGAACTATTATCGAGTGAATTTTAACTTGATGCAACACCATAAATATAGTTTGACTGAATTGGAAAATATGATCCCGTGGGAACGTGAAGTCTATCTACAGATGTTGATTGATTTCATTAAGGAAGAGAATGATCGTCAGAAACAACAAAACGTACAGTAAGTTATGCCATTACCAATTGCAGCAGTATTAGGAGGAGTAGCTAAAACAGCAGCTGCTGGCGCTGTTAAAGCTGGTGGTGTTGTTGCTAGAGGAGCTGTTAAAGCTGGTACTGGTGTTGCTAGAGGCGTTCGTGCTGGTGTGGCACGTGGTCGTAGGGCTGGTCGTAGGGCTGGTCGTAAGGGTAGAGATAGAATACAAGAAAAAATGTTTGGTGGAGGAGGCCAACAAAAAGGTGGAGCAATTGTTAAAGCACAATCTACTGCTATAGAAAGATTTAAATTAGCACCAACGAGTCAAGAAAGTGTAGGGCCAACTCCTACTGGTGGTGGTATCTTAGGAATACTTGATGCAATTAAAGGAACACTATCACAAATATTAGAAGTAGAGAAACAACAGAGAGATAATTTACAACAGTCTATTTTAAATGCTGCTAAAGATAAGGAACAGGCTCAGAGAACAGCAGAACAACAAAAACAGGAAGCAAAGAAGCCTAGAAAGAGAGATCGTGTTGGTGGAGCGATAAAGAATCTTGCTGCAGGGCCTCTTGAATGGTTAATGGATTTTGTTAAACTTGGTATATTAAATTGGATAGG